ACCTGAAGTTCCATTTATACCACTAGTTCCTGAAGAACCATTTTGGCCACTTGTACCAGAGGTACCACTTGAACCAGGTCCACCACTAGTTCCACTAGTTCCTAAGATAGTTTCTCGTAAAACTCTAAATGTTTGAGTCTCACCAGAGTTATTCATTACCAAGAATACTCCACTAGGATCTCCAGAGTATAGAGGTAATTCGGATATTTTAACGTCTGCCATTGGTCTTCTTTACTATTTTTGTAAGTTTATCTTTATTCGCCTTATAGATCTTCCATTCATTAACTATTTTAAGAATGGTCCATATCCCAGTAAGGGTCATGATACCTATTTTAATAAAAACTTCAATATCCATTAGGCTAACTGCAAGAGCACCAGCATTTACTAAGGTAACTGGTTCTTTTACAATTGTTATTACTGTATCAACTATTTGTGTTATTGTATCTTTCATGCTTCTTTAACCAATGGTTTAATTTTTTTTGATTCTGTTTACTTGGTTTATACTGTTTATTAAGGCGCACTTGGTCCGTATCTTTCGTAACAATTGTCGCAACCTGTACCGTCGTAATACCCTTGTCCTCCGACGATTGTGTCTGTTCTGCCATAACTTTGATTTTTTACTCTACTTGCATATTTAGGTAACGCAAAACCTGTAGTATATCTACCGCTTGCATCTGGATTCATATTATTATTGAAATTACTCTGTAACCAGTCTGGATATAATTGACCTGAATTAAGTACAAGTTGCATCCTTAATCTTTGACCATAGAATTCCATTGTATTTGATACTACTTCTCTAATATATTTAAGATCTTGTAGATCAGAACCTCGGTAACCTTCTCCATCAGAGGTACTTACTGGACCTCTATTATAGATAGGAGTTCTAGAGAAAGGTAGATATTGGAATAGTGCTGCATTAAGAACATAATTTGCAATAAACTCATCTATTAATTCTTGATTTGTTTGAGTAACAGTATTTTGAATTATTTGTTCCTTTAAGATATTATAGAAATGACTTCCTAATATATTTTGCAGGTAAATATCCTGTGCCTGTATTACAAAAGGAACCAGCTTTTCAGGAGTTGTATTTTCTTGAATAGCAGTAAATGCCTTTAATTTAACTTGTGATACGAAAAGTGCTAATGTTGCTGCCATATTATTCTGCGAAAATTTTATTAGGTATAAGACTAAGTGTAATATCCGGATAACCTTTATATTTAAAGATTCTGTGTAACTCGGCTAATACTACCTTCTTCATTGGCCGAACCACTGTATAGTCAAAGTGTTGCCATGCAATAAGTATCTCGTCCTTATTATTACCTAGTCCTGAACTGCCTGTTCTGATTCCTAACAGTAGTGGACTTGTGATACCATGTCCGGTTAAGATTCTTGAAGTAACTCGTTCGTCTACTTGTAAGTAGTAGTTATCATTTACACTTGCAAGTGGAGTAATATCTGGTTTATTATCTGAGCCTTCTGAAAAGGTAACAAAGAATCTGCCAGCATTTTTTTGTCCTGCAAAAGTAGAGTCTATTTCAGTATAGAATTCCCTCTTACCTTCATCTCCAGGATCTCCAGTTGGGATATTAATCCACATTGAAGGAGTTAATCCATTTGATAAATTTGATAGATGGAACTCACTAACAGATATATCTAATTGAATATCATTAAATGATCCAATATAGTCTGGTAATGGATAGTAAAACTGATCAGGTGCATAACCTTTTACATAGAGTATTTGACTAAGACAACGATCAGTACCTTCAGCTAAACCTTTTTGAGCCTCTTCTTGAGAAAATGCGTAAAACTTTTGTGGCTTAAATTTTCTTGGGTTTTTCCAATCAAAACAGTACCAGTATTCATGACATACATCATCTTCACCAGCATGCGAACTACGAACCTTACTAAAGTCTAGTGCATAAACTTCTGATATTGTTTTTGCATCGTTTGACCAAATAATATTAATAGCAAAACCATTATGTAGTGCAAAGTCTAGACAAATTTTCTCAAGTACTGTATTCCAAGAATCATATGGATTTGCCCATTTGGTTACGTACTCAGTAGCTGGGTCTCCAGTTGACAAACCTTCTCCTAATACTGCATCGGCTTTTGACTGAATACATCTGCGGTTAATTGCTGACTTATTAAATAAGTCTATTGTAAATAGCGGAAATAAATTATCTCCTCCATAATAAATCCAATCTTTACCTAGTTTTTCATAGATTACTGGTAGTTGAACTGTGTTAAAGGTAAAACCTTTTAAATTTTTCATATTTGTTTTGTTATATTGAGGTGTAGTGGAATTCTCTCTGTATTTTTGCCGGCTGTTCTGTATTTAGTATATCAGTATTTTGAGTTAAGAGATAAAAAGTTTGTTGGTCAGGTTGTGAAACATAAACAATTGACTCTAAGTCTTCATTATCTCCGATATATGTTTCTTCTACTATCTCTTGTGTAACTGGATCATTACTAACTACTTGGAGATAACCTTGATCTAGAACACCAGCTACTTCACTTGACTCGATTGTCCAAGTCCAATGAGCAATACCTGCTTTTCCGAAATAGACGCTTGGGTGTCCAGACGCTGGAGTAAGTATCTCTTGTGCAAGGGTAGCTACTCCGGTTATTTGAAAACTTACAGTTCGGCTACTTGATGCAAACTCTTGAGGATATACTAATACTTTAGGAGTATTATCCATACGATTAGTTATAGTAAGGGTAAATGGTTCTCCTAGTGCAGCGGAGGTCCATAAAATGGAGTCACTTAACTGCAGTTTAAATGTATTTAGTCCTATTGAATTTAATATAATCATTAACTCGTATAAATCTTATTTTGTAAGGTTTCGTTTGCTGAACTCCAATAGTAACCACCAACTTCAGTTGTACCAGAACTATTAGATACTACTTTAAGATAACCTTGATCAAGAGGACCAGTTACAACCTGATCACTACTTAATATCCATCTATATAATCCTATACCTCTTGTACCAAAATAGACTAGAGGTCCTCCAGAAGGTGGAGATAAGTCTTCTGCTCCTGCAGTAGAGACTCCAGTTATTTGAAAAGAGACTGTACGATCAGTATTGGAATATTCTGTTACCCATACTAATTCTTTTGTGATATTACTATAGGCATTTTTAAGTTTCATAGAGAACTCGTTACCTAAACATGTGTCAACCCATGATAAGGAATCGTTTAATTCAAGTTTAAATGTATTTAATCCTATCGAATTTAAAATTATCATATAGTATTAAGTAGAAGATGGGCCTCGTCTGCATGAATCTAAATAAAAAAGAAAGGAGACCCATTTAGAGTCTCCTTCTATAAACCGGATAATGAATATCGGGTTGTATTTGCCGGTAGCGGCAAGTTATTATTCTACAGTTATTCCAGTACAAAGATCCGCTAAAGGATCTGCTAATTTATAAATAGGATCAACTTCCATACCTTGTAAGGTAACAGTAAATTGAGCTGCATCAGTAGGTGCAGTACCAGTAACTGCAGTTGATGCAGTAGCTTGAGCTCCACGAACTTTTCCAATCATCCAATAGTTAGCGTTATTATCTAAGAATACAACATTTAATTCGCGATTCTTGATAAGAACTTTAAGTACATTACGTACGTCATTAGTTAACTTTGTAAAATTCATTGTTAAGTCTTGAGCGTAGGCAATTGTTCCATTAGTTGGACTGATATTTGCAGTTTCTGTAAAAGAAGCTGTATCTTTTGGTAATTCAAATTTAAAGTAGGTACCTGTTCCAGTAATATCAGTAATGGCATCTGTGCCACCAAGTGTAATACTTGTAATAGTTCCACCTAAAACCCAAACGGTGCGGACACCTCCCATTCCTTCGATACAATCTAAAGGAATTCCGGCTGTTATTTCACATGACATAATTTCGTTTTGTTTTTTTAGTTTTTATAATTATGATAAGTCGTTAGACACCCAATTTTCAATGAAAGCAACAGCAGCACCAATACGGAACTTAGCCATAACTTTTACTTGATCATTGTACTTATCATAAAATACGTCTAATTTATCGAAATCATCCATTAATCCCACACCCAAAATCAATTCAGAAGCTGATCCACAAATAACACGGTTAGAAGTACCTAGACCTACGAAAGGCTTAACTACTACGTTTGTACCTGGAACAACAACCATTTGAGATTGAACCGCGATACCTGTATTATTTTGAGCTGGATTGTAAGACATGAAATAATTTGCAGTTACTAATGCTTGACAATATGTTCTAAAGTTAGCATAAGACATGTACATTGTTAAATCTGGACGATCTAATACTGCTGATGGAATTACACTTACAATTGCATTTACTTGGTAAATAGCATTTGCTAGAGTAAAAGCTGCAGGAGCAGCGTTACTTGGTCCCCAGTTTGGTTGAAGAACTGCACCGTTACCAGAAGTAACATCAGCAATTAAACCATTCATTGCGCCTTCACCACTAAATACAGCAGTTTCAACGTATTGTTTGATTTGTTTTACTTTTAATTGAGCAATTGAATCTGCGAAAGGAATTTCTTCCAACTGACCTGCAGGAGATAATTGGCTTGATAACCAGTAACCTCTTAAAGTCTCAGGACAATATGTCTCTTTTACTTGTAAATCTACGATAGTTAAGTCTACTTGTTGAAAAATAGATTCACCTTCAGCTGACCAACCACAACTAGAAGCTGCAGGAACTAGGTCGCTTTTTAAGATATTTATAGCAGTTGTTCCAGCTGTTAATCCTGGACGCACTTGTGCGTTTTGCATAATTGTACTTCCCAGTACTGCTTCTGAAATTAATCCAAAAGAGATCTCGTCGGTATAACCACTAAGACCAGATAAATCAAAACCTGTTGCCATGTTTTCTAATTGTTTTTTTTAGTTTTTAAAATTTTACATTTAATCCTTTAGTAAGCGCTTTTAATCTCGCAACTTTATCACCTAGATTTTCAGTGTTTTCTTTTGACATTTCGTATAAGCTTGAAGGCTTAGTAGAAATTTTTGTAGTACCTGGAGCTTTTGCAAAAGCAGCTACTGACTCTTTTACTTCCGTAATTGATTCACTAGACATTTTTTCCATCTTTTCCATGTAAGCTTCCATTTTAGAAATTTTATCTCCCATTTCAGTAAGAGTTGGAAGTAAAGCCTCTATAACAGCTTTAACAATTGCAGGATCTACTTCTGTAGAAACTTCAATTTCTGGAGCCATTGCAACTGGAACTTCTGCTGCTACTGGAGCAACCTTTGGTTCGATAGTAGTAATTACTCCGTTTGCATCTACTGTAATATAGGCATCAGCAGTTTCATGCGTACCTTCTGGAGCTGGAGTTAAACTTCCGTCTTCAGCTACAATACTTAAAAGTTGACCAACTTCAAGAGACTCAGCGGTAACTTTCGTTCCGTCAAGTAATTCTGCGTCAGCAAACTTTACTAAACCTAGTGCTATACGTACTCGGTTTATTACATTTGTGTGTTTTGACATTTGTATTTTGTTTTTTTAATTAATTAATCTTTAAACCGTTGGGAGCTACCGCAACTATTACTAGGTATAAAGTAGGCCAAAACTGACATTTTGTATAGTAAATTAGATAAATAAACTTATGAAACAAATATATTATATCTATTCTCTAATAGACTCTACAAATACTCCTGTGTATATCGGGTGTAGTACAAAACCGGTTGAGCGATTTTATTCACATGTTAAAAGAAAACCTTGTGCAACAAAAAGAAATGGAACAGGTTACTTTTATGGTCGTACTGACCTATCTTTACGGATCCTATTTTCAACGTCTAATAAAAGTAAAGCACTTTTAGCAGAAGGTAAACACAAAGAATTAAATGGTTTTGTGTGGTCTGAAAAAGCTAAAACTGATAAGCAACTCTATGTTTGTTCAAGCGGTGGTAAAGCTACAATGGCTAAGTTAAATAAGATACCTCATACCTGTACATGTGGCCGAGTAATTAAAGGTGTTGGTGCACTAGGTATGCATCAAAAAGCAAAAGGCCACTAACTCTTTTTAAACTTCTCAATTGAGGTTAAACCTAAACAGCCAAAAGCTAGGGCAGTTACACATTCAACTAGTGTATCTGATGGTTTTATATGTTCAGCAGTAAACTGATTTGCAAATAAGGTAGCAGTTAACATAAGACCACAGGTAATACCTATAAATCTTTTAGAAGAAGGTCTACCATCTCCATCTGTAAATAATCCTTTTATAAATTGTTTCATAACTTTCCAAATCCTCCGTGAGCCATACACTCTATTCTATATGACTCGATTATTTTTAAAAATTTAATTATCTTGCTCATGCCTCTGTAAATTCCTTTTCTGCAAAATAACCTTCAATACTAAAACCAGTTAAGTAACCTTGTTTTACCCAAGCCCATGTTTTATCTGATACAACTTTCATAGCTACCATCCATGAACCTACTGGTAACTTAAAACCATATAGTGCACTTTTATCCTTTTCAGTATCTTCAACAATCCAAGTTTCGTAAACATAAGAGTCTGCCTTAT